AACTCTGGTTCAACAAGTGCAACATTTCAAACATATGATAATGCTAACTACGCAGCAGGTCAAGCAGTTAATGTACTAGACAGCACAGATAATACATGGTTTCTCACAGGTGTTCAGTTAGAGATAGGGCAGAACGCAACAGAGTTTGAGCATGAGCCTTATGATGTAACACGAAGAAAATGCAATCGTTACTTTGAAAAAGTAGAAGTTACAGCAGGAAGTTATGCTCATATAGGCTATGCTTATACTACTACTGGTATAAGAGCAAAGCAAACTTATGAAAAAAAGAGGGCTAATCCTACATTTAGTTTTGATAATCAAGGTGATGTGGTTGTATTTTATAATGGGAGTACCTCTGATAATGACCCAAGTTGGAACTACCATGATGCAGGTCCTAACTCTTGTAGAGTTTCAATGACATTAACAGGAGTATCAACGACAGCAGGGTATGCAGCAGCAGCATATGTTAATGGCAGTGTAACGTATAATATCAAAGTCGATGCAGAATTATAGGTAAATAAATGAATATAACAGAAGCACAATATGTAGATGACAGGAAGACAACAATAAAAGCCAAAGTAGATGGGGATATACATTTTATTTCTTGTGATCCTGCCAACAGACACTACGCAGAAATACTAGAACAAGTAAAGAAAGGTAAATTGACCATTAAGGACGCTGACTGATGGAAGATGAACATATACAAAAGGTATTAACCGATATGGCTGTTATGCATACGCGCATGGCATCATTAGAGAAACGTTTACAAAGATTAGAAATGATATTAATCGCTTTAATAGGTGGTTATATCGCATTCACAATAAGCATATTTACACAAGTAATGTAATAAGAAAGGACCGAGATGGAGTCAATAGCAATATTTATTATTTACGCAGTTATCAATTTCGGAGATGTAATTATCACACAAGAGTTTAAACCTATACAGTTTAAATCAAAAGAAAGATGTGAAGCATATTTACACCTCAACGCTGAAGCTATTAATATGAGTTTAATAGATCATTTTGAAACCTTAGGGAAACCTAAGTCTACAGTATTAGAAGTTGGCTGCTTGGATAAAACAAAGTTTGTGTGGGAAGAAACCTAAGAGGAAACAAACATGGATCCAGTAACGATTAGCGCAGCGCTAGGCGTGGCAAGTACGGCATTCAACGGAATTAAAAAAGCATTTGCAGCAGGAAGAGATTTAGAGGCTATGTCGCAAGACCTGTCCAGATGGATGGGTGCAGTGAGTGATGTAGATGCAGCTCATAAGTCAGCAAAAAATCCCACAATGTTCCGTAAAGTATTAGGTGGTGGATCCATAGAGCAAGAAGCAATAGAAGCTTTTACAGCTAAAAAGAAATTAGAAGAACAACGCTACGAACTACAGCAGTTTATAAAGTTTACTCATGGTACGGCAGCTTGGGACGACTTATTAAGAATGGAAGGACAGATACGTAAACGCAGACAAAAAGAAATTTACGATAAAAAAATATTTAGAGAAAAGGTTATTGGATATGTCGCGCTTACAGTGGTTGTTATTATTGGTATTTGTGCTTTGGTGCTGTTTACTACTACCCTTGTGGGGGTTGACAGAGGGTGGTGGTTATAAAACTAGAGATAAATGCATACGTAAACAAGGTGGACAAGAAACTTTTGAGTGGCTTTGCACTAACGGTAAAGTTATATACGTAGCACAATCAGATAATATCAAGCAATGTTTTACTTGCTTCCTTAAAAAGTTCAGTGACTGGACATGGGAACAAGAGAAAAGATTAGGTATAAGAGAAGATCCAAAGTATATCACGTGCCGTAGGTATAAAAGAAAAATAGCAAAGAATGGCCAACAAGTCTGTTTGTATAAAGGAGCTAATGATACGTATCAATTAGTTGTAGAAGGACAGTGTCCAATGGAGTATCAATGTAAATATGATCCTCACGGTAAAGAACCTAATATAGATAGCGTTGTTGATTCATTAAACGATAGTTTTAAGAAATGATGCATGGATATAGATTTAAAGAATACCATATAGAATTAGAAAATAACGTTGGAGTTTTATACAAAAATAACTGGCTTCTTTTTAAAGGAGAAAGGCGAGATGCAATGACTGAATTTGTTCTTGCTTGCAACGATAAAACTATATACAATAAATTTAAAGGACAAACAAATGTTGACAACCTTGGTAGGACCAGTGACGAGTCTACTGGACAAGTTCATAGAGGACAAGGACCAGAAAGCGAAGCTAGCCCATGACATAGCAACGATGGGAGAGAAGCACGCACAACAACTAGCACTCGCACAAATAGAAGTAAACAAAGCAGAAGCAGCTAGTGGCTCATTCTTCAAAGGAGGATGGAGACCATTCATTGGTTGGGTCTGTGGTATAGCTTTTGCATATCACTTTATATTACAACCACTGTTAGTATTTATATTAGCAACGTTTAATGTATCAATACCTGAGCTACCAGAATTTGATATGGGTACGCTATTACCTGTACTCGGTGGCATGCTAGGTATAGGCGGATTACGTACCTATGAGAAGCAAAAAGGACTAACAAAATAACAACGCGTGTCTCCTATTAGAGACAAAACTTTTTTAATAGGAGAATAAAAAATGCATTACAATGGACCTGAAACACCTATATCTATAGAGATCGATGAGATGAAATATCGACAAACAGGTGAAAGCTTTGAAGAAAAAATAAAAAGAATATCAAGAGCTTTGATGGATGACGTAAACCATAAGAATGCATTAGAAGATATACTAGGTAATATGAGGTTTCTTCCGGCTGGTAGAGTACAATCAGCAGTAGGAAGTAACCGTATAACTACAGCCTACAACTGTTTTGTTTCTGGAACTATAGAAGATAGTATGAATGGAATAATGGAGAAGGCAAGTGAAGCAGCTGAAACAATGCGCAGAGGTGGTGGGATTGGCTACGACTTCTCAAGGATACGGCCCAGAGGCAATAAGATTAAATCGCTCGATAGCCAAGCTAGTGGTCCGGTCTCCTTTATGGGCATCTTTGATTCTATCTGTCAGACCATCGCTAGTTCGGGACACAGACGCGGGGCGCAGATGGGTGTCCTCAGGGTCGACCATCCGGACATTGAGGAATTCGTTACTGCTAAACGTAATTCTGATCGTCTCACTGGTTTTAATATTAGTGTAGGTATAACAGATAAATTCATGGAAGCCCTAACTAATGAGAATGATAGCTCATTTGATTTAGTATTTGAAGATCAAGTGCACAAAACTATATGTGCTAAAAAGTTATGGGATCAGATAATGGAATCTACCTGGGACTGGGCAGAACCAGGAGTATTATTCATTGACCGTATACAGGAGATGAATAACTTATATTACTGTGAAGAAATAGTAGCCACAAATCCGTGTGGTGAACAACCATTACCTCCGTATGGAGCGTGCTTGTTAGGAAGTTTTAACCTAACTAAGTATGTACAAGAAGATATACAAAATTTATTTGACTTCGATCAGTTTAAAAAGGATATACCTAATGTCGTAAGAGCTATGGATAA